CTTGCTGTCCTAGTCCACTCCTAAGTAACATTTGAATTAATTCATTCATTTTTAGTTATCTCTTAAATTAGTGCAAGCTCCTCTCCCTATCGCTAAAGAGAGGAACTTACGAAGGTTAATCAGCTATGTTATCAGTATGAGGTCGATTGATCTCAAACTCAGCTAACCCACTTGAAGGCGTGCCAATAGCAGAAGCACCCTTCGCATTGTGAACCCGATCACCAGCAACAGTAGCATCATCTATAGAACCACCAGTGGCAGTAATATAAACATCAGCGTTATCAGCATAACCTGATAAACATTTGCCAACAGCCTTACCACTGATCTGATACCAACCATACTCATCAGCTACCGAAGCAGACATAGCGATTCCAACTGGACCTGTCGCATTAGCTGCTAACAAGACAGTCTCATAACCATCCATTAGGATAGACACCCAACTACCAATTGCCGTTGAAGCTACTCCGTTAAGGTAAATAAATTCACCTGATAGATAAGTAGAATCGAACGCTTGGATTATGTGTCCCAGAGGATGTTCTTGAGTGGAACTATTTGAAGCAATCTTTTGAGTTCCATGAATTATACGATCAACTTGTTTAAAAGCCATGATTCATCCTCCTTTCTTAAGTTATGGACGTCAAATAACCAAGCCTTCTACGGTTATTAACTGTCGTATTACCCATGTAGAGGATCTTCGTCATTGAAACATCCTGCCCGATTGGAGTTTGGAATCCAGAAGCATCCATTGTAAAGTCTGCTTCTGAGTGAACGACCCACTTCAAATGTCGAGGGTCGAGGAAGTACATTGCACCAGAAGTACAACGATTATCAAAGATAACTGGAACTTCATTAAATGTAACATTCATGAAACCAGCATCCATAACCATCGTATTCGTGTACCGTTTTTGACTCTGCTGATCTGCGTTATACAGTTCATAGACAGTCGGTGTGGTAAAGATAACACGAGGAAATCCGCCCTGGATTCTAAGCTGATTATACATGTTATCCATCTTGGTTATACCGGCTGAACTAAACGTAATTGTATTCGTAACAGGAGACAACCAAGTTCCATCAGCCGCTGTAGTAGCAAGACCACCAGAAGATAGGGAATTTGAAACGTGAAGTGGCATCCCATTGATGTTTTTACCACCATTACCAACTGTACTAGACCACAAGTCAGTATTCAAACGTTGTGAGAGTGTGCTTTCCAATTGAGTAGTCTTCGCACCCAACAGGTTAATCAAAGCATGTTTCCCACGGTTAGCTCTTTTCTCTTTACCAGTTATACCAACTGTTCCAGAGTACTGAGCCCAATCAAAACGAGCGTTCGTCATACCATCTTGCAAGGTAGTGTCAATAGTATCAGCCCCAGCGTATGAATCTACCGTTGAATTGGCTTCATACAAAATTGGCTCTAAAATACTTTCACCACCGCTAAGGACTCTTTTCGGACTGTTCTCCCGTCCAGTAGCCTTACCCAACTTACCATTAAACCATGATAAGAGAGGCTCTTCAATAAAAACATTATCTTGAAGAGTTGGGATGTATTCTTGCAAGGTAGTTGTCAGAAACGCATTATAAGTAATGCTTTCAGTGCGTTGATCTGCCATTGTATTACCTTATCTTAAGATTAACGTTTACGCCTAGATGCATAAGAAGCCTTCTTATCTGCTATCCTAGCAGCGTCGAACATTGTTTTAGGTTTCTTAAATTTAGGCATAGATTCATTAACTCCCCGATTTTGAGGAGAGCCTGTTACTTTACCTTTTTTCCCTTGAACCTTAGTTTGGTATCCACTGAGATAGTACGACTCAGCTCTACCGTCCTCTCTTAGAGAATCGTGAAACAGACTCTCCATGATCTTATAAGAAGGGTTATCGAGAGATTCTTGAGGGAGTCCTTTCGCGAGCCGTTCAATCGTTGGAAGTTGCTCTTGGAACTGTTCTCCGTAATTTTCAAGTAGATCATCTGCGATAGAATTAAGATCACCCTGGCGGACCCTATCAGTGAGAGGTTCTATTTGTTCCCGCTTGAGTTTATCTAACATAGGATTCAACTCAGCCCGAACGGTTTTCCGTACCATTTCTAGCGCTTCCCTCGCTTCATCTGACATGTTACTTTCGTCAACAGCAGATGGATCTGGCCGTCCGGATTTCTTAGCGGCTAATGCTCTAAAGTCTGGATCATTTTTCATATAATCGAAAGCTTGAACAACTTTCTCAAGTCCTCCTAGGGGAGCAAGACGGTCCTCGATCTGCTGTAAATTCCCCTCCAGCTCGGAGTTCTTGTTTTGAGTCTTAGAATTCCAAGACTGCATTTCCTTATATGACTTACTTTCAGGACTGTGCCCTTCTTCAGATGATTCCTCGTCCTCAAGTTCTTCACCTTCACTAAAATCAGGTTCTCCACTATCGTCACTCTCTTCTATCAGATCAGGATCATCTTCTACAACATCTTGACCAAATTCCCCTACCTCACCAAATTCATCAGGATCAGGGATGACATCAGAAGCAATGTTAGCAGTTCCGTCTTCTTCACTCATAGCTCTACCTCAATGCTAAGCGTTGTCAGCACTATACCAATTGATATAGTCGTTCGCTTGTTTTTGTTTAATCTCGTTCTCAACCGTATAAGGATGAGTTGTCGAAATCGTTTCATACGGACTTAATTCTTCTAAGTTTTTCTCTTTTTTTATTAAAGATTCAGCTTTCTTTGAATTAACATAAGCTCCTAAGCCTGGGTCATAATGACCGTAGATTTCAGGAATTGATTTGCATGTTATTAAGGTAACACCAAAGGTTCCACAGAGTGAGCAATTAACTTCATCCTTCCTATCTACCAAAGCAAATTCTTCCCATTCATATTCACATTTAGGACACTTTAGGTCATAGATTGGCATTATTTCCCCCCATTCCCGCCTACCCTCTGATTAGTCAACTCAAGCAACTTCATCAATAAATTGTTTTTCCGAGTCCTCTCATCTGAATCACTCTTATTAGCTGTATCATTAGCATCAACTTGTCCTTGTACTCCAGCAACTTTAAGAGCAGTCTCAGATTTAATCTGAGTTTTCTGGAGGTCAGTTTGTGTCTTAAGTTGAGGCTCAGCCATTTGCATTTGCAGCTGCATTTTAGCACTTTCCATCTGTTCCTTCCGGACTTCTTGAGGATCTCGTAACAATCTAGCCATCAAATGAGAGAAACCAAACTTCTCTAAAGTAATCTTAGTTAACTCAACCATGTTAATCAAAGGATTACCTTGAGTGATTTTAGATAAAATCATAGCATCTTGTTTTTCCACATTTTCATCAGTATGTCGAGTTGAACCAACTTTAACCTTAAAGTCAAACTCCCCTTGTAAAAGCTCATTATCAACCCGCATAAATGCTAATTTCTCTTGGATCATTGAACCATCTTCAGCTTGCCCTTCCCTACCATTCACAAGTAGATCAGGAGAGTTAATAGCTAACTCTGATACCTGTCCAGGGTCAAGAGGGATCTCAGTCTCACTAGATACCTGCTGAGCTACTTTAGCCAACTTAGTCAATACTTTCCCCTCAAATCGCTCCACAGCTCTTGACCTAAATGCGTGTTTAGCAGTAGATCCTTGAGAAATCGCATCTACTTCACCAGCTGTTTCAAGTTTCTCAGGATTCCCAACCATAAATTGATCTACCCCAACTTGGGTAAGTATGTCTCGTTTCAAGGATTGGATTACAGCGAAAAGTTCTGAAGCCCCTGGAGCAGCAGATAAAATAGATGCTGCTGTTGATGTATCACCTTTAGTATACAACCACGACCATGCTGGCCCATTAGCCCATTTCTCTACATCCTGCCCAGGAGGAAGTTTCTTCTTATCTAATAAAAGTTTAACATTTGAAGAAACATCCGCATGATCGATCATTAATGACTCAAGAAAGTTTAAAGCTTTCTGTTTGCTAAGATACAACCCTGTATCAGCTAAAGGATACCCTTTGGAGGGATTATAGTTATACCATAAGACATCAACAGGAAAACCATTCCCAGTGTATTCTAAAGGCCAACCATCTTCCTCCCTTAAAAACTTATCATGAGTCAAGACTAAAGTATATATCTTTTTATTCTTCTTATCCCAAATATCATACCCTTCAACCGCTTCTGCCCACTTATCCGGGGCATTATGCTCTGGTTGACCAGCTGTTCTATCCCCTGTAACAAATTTGATTTTATGTGTGATCTTATCGAAAATAACAGTCCCATTTGGCTGTAAATCCCCAATGTTTTTAAAGTTAGAATCTTCTTTTACCTCAGATAACTGTCTTTGCCACTTAATCGCAATCCATCGAGCGTCTTTAAGGTCAGGATCCATCGACATTGGGTCTTTTAAGACAAAATCTGGGTCAATTCTCTTACAAACTATACCTTCACTTTCTATTAAGTCAATAAGATTACCTTCATCAGTCTCAGACTCAAAAACTTCCATATCATACCCAGTATAAACACACCCATCATGGCCGATTAGTGAATCATCAATACATTTCATAAATTCTACTTCTAAGTCTAGCTTATCCCACAAAAAGTCTAACAAAAACTTTAACCTAGTAGCAGCGATTGCAGGATCTATCTGTTGACCATTGATGATTATTTTAGAGGTCTTTGGAGTAACAAAAGTTTGTGGTCTAGACATCCCAATAGCTGGCCCGAGAGTAGAAACAACCATATAAACCATATTATCTACTATCTCATTATTATACTTAGCTTTATCGTCCTCTTCCCATTGCTTACCTTCATATGCCTCTCTATAAGCCTCAAGCTCCTTCCCTTTATGAGTCTCATGGAAGTCTTTAGCTAAGTTAACTTTACTCTGCCATATTCGATAGAGTTCTTGTTTATTTCTAGCGTCTTTGTCTTTTGGCATTATTTTACTTTCTAGCCCTGTTTAAAGCTCTATTTAATTCATCTCTTACGCTCTGTTTAAATTCCCCTTTACTTCTAGTTACCATATTAAGAGCACCTTGCAACATTCTTGGGTTTTCTCTGGCTAATCTACGTCTAATCATTCGTCGATCTTCTGGGGAGTCATTACCAGTTGAGTACCATTCCACAGCATTCGCATCCAATATAATCTCATTAATGGCGTTATCTTGCGAGGTAAGTTTCTCTTCAAAGTTTATCAAATCATTCTCTGTTTTTTCATCAAAGCCTATATACCT